GACGACGACGACGACACAACCGCCGCCGAAGAAGTATAGTCCATACGAATAATCTCTATCTCTACTGTATAAGACAGAATCAGAATGTCACTTCCTTCTTTTAAATTCACGAATCTTGGCGCGCCTACGACTAATGAAAGTGCGAATAGCGGGTTATCCTCATTATCCAAGATGGCAAAGTCAGGTATAATGTTCGATTCTAAATCGAATATATTGTCCAGTATAAAGGAAAAGGCGCAAGACACGTTTAAGGACGTAGAAATGCCGTCTCTCGACATATCGGACAGCGGCGGCGCCGACGACGGGGGCAGCGACGGTGGCAGTTTTTTCTCCATCGGAACCTTTATCAAGTTTATTCTCATTGTTGTAATCGCGTGGTTTATGTGGAGTAGTTTATCAAATAATGGTGATTTTCATTTAGGAATGGGGGAATTCGGTAATAAACTCACCGCATTTTTCAAATCAATGGAAGATAAAGGTCGCGAGCTTGTAAGCCGTATGACAAATACACCGATGCCGCCTAGTGAAAAAGATACGAAGAAGCCCGACTCTGATAGTGATAGCAGCGACAGCGACAGCGACAGCGACGACGCCGCCGACGGCCGCCGCCCCCCCACCACTAAGCCACATCGCGCGCCAGTCCCACCATCTATGACCAATAGTAGCGATAAAAAGCCCGGATTCGTTACTGACGAAACCAAATACACATTCTTGGATAAAGCCGACCGAAGCTATACTGGTCCAGCACCACGTGCGGATGATAGCACAAGCGTAACACAAAAACATCAAACAGGGAAAGGCGGATATTGTTATATTGGCGAAGACCGCGGGTTTCGAAGTTGCGTAAAAGTAGAAGCCAGCGATAAATGTATGTCGGGTGAGGTATTTTCACGTCATGATATTTGCGTGAATCCTACTCTGAGAGAATAATCCCACATTAGTGCGAGAATACGGCAGCGGCAGCGGAATATTACATCGAAAGATATTTGATCTCAGGTGTATAAGAAAACAATTCGCTTGTTTGTTGCTCCCCATTCGCATATACCAGTGTTATCGTAAGAAAATATTGAGTACCAACTATAATAATTTCCGTACCGGACGAAACCGCCGGTATTCGTATTTTGTGTTCACCCGTTCCTGATATTGGTTGTCTATCAATATTAAGACTCGGTTTCGGTTCATAAGTAGAATTCAAGCCATTTACACGAATATATGAAATCTCGTTGGAACTGGCGTATGCTGTATTAATTGTAAATGTCATTTCAGCATATTGTAGCCCAGATAAGGTATAATAACCATCTATATTGAATATAATTGCTTTTGCGGAACTTGGATTGACTGTAACAAACGCGCGAGAACTTTCAATACTCGGCAGATATCCGTTGTTCGCTTCTATCACGGCAGAATAAGAGCCATCCACTAATGGAATATTGTTAATAACCGCAATATTCGCACTGTATGACGTCCTAGAATCATTAGAAGATAAGTCGAATGGGTACGTAATCCCAGAACCCATTACAGATGGCGGTGTAATCGTAATATTATAATATTTAATAGCACTGCCGCCTGAATCCGGCTTGTTCCACGTGATATTAATATAGTTTCGACTACTATCCGATATCAACGGTGGAATTAATCCAAATTTTGATGTCATCAATACATTTGTCGGAATACCGGGCCTCATGAGTGTTCGGGCAGTTATAATCGCCGATTCTGGTCCTACCCCCACACTATTGATGGGCTCTATTTTAATTTCGTACTTATTTTGGTTGACTAAATTACGCAACACATAACGCCGACTAGTGCCGCTGGTAGATGCTACAGTGCTATTGATATCCAGTGTTATTTTAGTCCATGTTGTATCAGGTACTCGGCGATAATATAAGTTATACATCGTAATTGCCGGTCCATTATACGATGATCCACTACTACCACTGCTTCCAGTATTTACAGGGTCAGTCCATTTCAAATCCACCATAAGGTTTTGACGTTCGTCTGGAGCGTTTGTAAATCCGAAATCTTTAATAATCGACGGAACTGATGACGTTTTCAGAGTGATTGTTGCGGGCACACTTGATAATCCGCGGAGGTTGCCAGAAAACACCGATATATAATAAACCGTATTGTCGCGGATTTCGATTGACCCCGGTTTTCTCTGAAACACGACAGAATTCCCATTAATCTCACCAGAAATCTGATTATATGTTGCGACGACACCCGCCGCAGGCTTGTATGGAAATACGCTTTCATATGGCGCCCATGTTTTATTATCAACAGAATAAGTTATGACGTAACCCGTTATTGGAAAACCGCCATTTGAATCGGGGGCGTCCCAATTTAATGTAACGCGTTTATTCACGTTGTCATATTCACTAATGCGCAAGTTTGTTGGTTCAGTCAATACGGTTGTCGGTATATTGGACGTGAGTTGAAGACCCGCTTCATATGTATAGGTGCGCTTGTAATTATACAAATTCACAGAGGGGTCGTAACACAATAACCGCTCCCTTCCTGGCACACCACACGCAGTTGTAAGACCGCACGAAATTCGGCTATTCGCGGCTGTCGGCGGACAAATGAGCGCGAACGGGCTCGTCGTATCTGTTACATATTTCGCCGAGTTACCGATATTTCGCATTAATTCGCCGCGAGTTGCCTTGGCGTACTTCTGTTTTTTCGTCAAACCGCCGACATTATTATTATATTTCAGAATTTCGGCCTTGCGCCGCATATCATAAACCTCATCTACCTGTGTAACATTCAATTTCGCCCCAGTAACGACATCAACTAAATCGGATGAACGACATTCTGGTTTGAAACGCGTCCAAAACTGGCGATTATACGGATTTGTATAGAAGAGATTATTGTTACAATTGATAACCGCTGGTGTTATTTCAAATATATTCACATCGAATGTAGCAACTTTTTGATTGAAGTTCGTCGTTGCGAGTTGAGTTACGGTTACGATTGCGGTACCTGAGCCGTACATATATGCGGTATAAACGGTTGTCGCACCAGTACCGCTTACCCCGATTCTCAATAAATTTTCATTGGACGAACTAAACGAAAAACTCGCATCGATGTCGCTATTATTTGAAGTTGGTGGTGTGAGAATAAACGAACCTTCCGATGTCATCTTATTCATGTCGGGTAGTTTATACACCGTGCTTAAATTGCCCGTATTTGTCGCCGGTATTTGATTGCCGAATGTTGGAGTCGATTTTTCTATGATAATACGAATGGTTGTAGAATAACCGACCATATCACCAACGCGCTGTGTCGACCGCTGATACATCGGTGTCTCCTCTTGGAGAAATTTGATATTTACATTCCTATGATCGCTGCCCTGTAAAACCGTGCTCTTTTTGAACGTGATACGATTACCATTTATTTCTATATATTCGTTACTCTTGGTGAATGTTCGCGGAAGAACCACTGATAAATAATATTCAATTAGGGAGTAATCAGGAGTCCCATCTTGTATATTTTTACGCGTCGTATTCGCAAAGTCGGTGAAATTAAGATCGATAAACCCGTTTAGGTATTCACGTACAATATTACCGCTGCTGTTCGGAATAGAATTCGTTTGAAGTGCCAGTGGTGTCGGCGTAGGAATAGATCTCGGATTGATGCTTCCAATGCCAGTAAACGGATTGTGACTAATATCCGTGGTGGATTTAGTGATTGTAAGCGGAAGGAATATCTTTTTTTCAGAGTAAGTCGGTGGTGACGCCGACTGTGATATCTCCATTCGAAGGTTCATCGATGATTGACCATAACGAAACCCGCCACTAATATCATATACGCCGTTGATAACAAGAACATTGCGATACGGAAGACGGATATCGGCCGCACCCGAGTTTTTATATATTCCGCCTGGATTGGGTAAGTTGGCGGGGTCGCCAGACGCTTGTGGAATGACATAATAGTCACGGTCTAATGATATCACCGATACAGCAAAACTATTAGTAGGGAACGAAAATCTAATCGGTGTGGCGAAATTATTGGAGGTTAAGTTGATAAGCGGAATTACACCGATAAGAGTTGAACGACTCTCCACCAGTTCTCTGGGAACATCTGTGTCACGATAGCCTGCGCCTGGCAGCGTACTTGGAAATGTAAATGTCCCTGGTAAAAGTGTGAATGTTGTTATGTAACTTAAAGAATATATGTTATATCGATGATTGTATTCCCCGATAAAATAAACATCACTTCCCGGATTGTCTTGTTGTAATGATGGCGTCCATGTAGGTTGTGACATTATATTTTTTTACACCAGTATTGCTGATATGTCCGTGTAAAAAAATATTACCGCATGTACCAATTATTCGACAAGTAAGACCCAGCATTCTTTGTAGATGATGCGACCCCACTGGATGTAACCATTTTCATATTAGGACCTTCATCGACGATGCTCTTGATTTTATTAGCGCCAATCGAGTAATTGAAATATTGTATCGTAGAGATATAACCGCTAAAACGATTCACCGCTTTATCTTCGCCGATATTCACCTTACCATAATTTTGAAGAGGAATACCCGCCGTTTTGCGGCGTTGAGCTAGACGACCGTTGATATACAAATCGACGACATTGTTCGTAACACGAATGACCGCATTCACCCAGTTCTTTATTGGGATATCGGTTGCGATGAGACTCTCGTGTAAATTACGACGTTTATCCGCCGTATTATCCTGCTTACCCCCTACATCCACTACCGCAAGTAAAGAAACATTTACACCTTTGTCTGTTCGGTCGGGGTTTGTATCCGTAATTGAATCTGTGAAACGGATATACATCCCCGGCGCGTTATTCGGGTAATAAATACCGTCATCACTCGACTTTGTTCCTTCACCGCCTTTGCTAAAGATTCTCGAATATCTGTCCTTTTTAAGCGGGACTTGATTGATGAAAAACCACGCCGACCATGTATATTCCAAGCCACCGTCTTCATTCATAGACCGCGCGATAAAGACTGAATCCGGTTTGGATGGGTCCTGCGATACATTTATCGCCATGTCTTCGGTATTCGCAGTTCCGTCTAAAACAAAAGGCGACATACTTGGAAGCATGATATACGACAATCCGATAATAGAAAGTTTCACCGCTACCGAAAAGACGATGAAGACCATTAAAATAAATGCGAATTTTGCGACGAGACTATTGGAATCCATAAATTCTCTTATGCCAAAACCGCCGCTACTAGACGAAGAAAGACCCGCATCACTCGGTTTCGAGAAACTAGATGTTATTCCTTTTAAAAATCCACCACCGCTATCGCCGCCACCGCTGTCATTCATATTTTGTTATTATTATTTGAATGGGTTACTAATATAACTGAATAAAAAAACAATACATTCAATGAATCTATTGTTTTATGGAATTGCGCGAGTCTGATACTATTTACGTGCTCACCGAAACTTGCTCCTGATTATCCACGATGAAACTCAATTTCACCTTGTACTTATTGAGGAGGTCGCTCCAAGGGCTTCCGCCGAATCCTTGCGAATAAATATCCCATGCTTCCTGAGGTGCGATAGAAGCTGCCTTCAGTTTAACATTCGTGATAAAGCCGACATCATTGGCATCATCTGTATGTCCTAAAACAATACTTTTGGTGTTCCCAATTCTGGAACCTGTGCTGACAACACATGACTTCACCAATTTGCCGTCGACATAGACGTCCATCGCAGAGCCGTTAAAACTGATGATGAGATTCACCCATTTCTGAAGAGGAAATTCCGCAATTTCACAATTCATAGTCGCATCATCTGCGCCCTTTGGACGTATCTGGATTGTATTCGTGTTGTTTTTGAATAATACTGCGAAGATTGGAACGGTACCTGCTAATGCGGCTTCGATATCAAAAAACTGGACAACACTGGTTCCATTCACCCACTTCTTGATGTAAAACCATATTGAAATAGCGCTATTTGCTTTGAATGAACTTGGCAAATTCGAACCTTGTAAGGTTGTCTTATTATTCCATTTCTGCATCGTTCCTAAAGTAGTATAACTCGTAGTTAATGCCTTGAAAATGACATATAACAGCAGAAGAATTACAATAACTGCTAGAACTAGTTTTGAATTCATATCTTCGTATAAATATTATAGATATTATATTACCATTTATTCTGAGGACATATGAATTATTTTGAATACACTGTGGTAGAACCAGCTGCCTTCACTTCATCTTCAATCGTATTCATTCCGACCATTGGCGGATTCTGAGTTTTCAACATATTATACGTCCATCGCATCTGCTCCTTCGTAAGTGGCGTACTGTGAAATGCGAAATTACAAATCGAACCATTCAATCCCTTATACGTATTGGTAGGAGTTTTAATATCGACCGTTCCATCACCCACCGTAATCGGTTTCAATTGAATATCCGGCATGATGAAGTCACTACGAACAACCAGTTTTGTATTCAAAAAGAAGTCCATCGTTTTGCCGTCGTAATTCACTACGAAATAGTTCCATCTTTGAAGAGGGATTGGCGTGTCAAGTTCGTCATCGTTGTCTAATAACATCTTGAGACGCCGTTGTTTGGCATCCGATTTTCCGGAGATCACGCTATTATAGTTTGTCCTAGAACTATAAATCAACTCGGAGTCATTTTTCGGGGTTCCATTCATATCAAGTGTATTACAATATAGTTTCAGTTCAGATGTAGATGGATTGTATGTCAACTTGGGTACATCGCCAAAATTAAATATCTCTAAATCTTTGTTACTAGAAGTGACATTATTGTTCAATAAGAACCAACCTGAAATCGAGTAATTATAGCGCTTCTTTTCTTCCGCAGGACAATTGGCCGCTTTATCCTCCGGTGTACGGTCAATACCCGTATTATGGAAAATAAATATTTGCGGGCTCTGTGTGTTCAGGTTCGTATCATATTTATCCTTGAGTGTTACGGGAGCGGCGACCATTTGCGATGCCGACGCGCCAATATAGTTCAAGAGGTAAGGCCCACCATATAAAATCGCAATAAGAAGTATCTCGATTGCGACGATAATCCATATGGGGCGCGTCGTATCGCCAACTACCAATTGCGACGACTGAATAAAGTCGAGGAAGAGACACGGGATATAAATAATACCCAACCACAGCAAATGAAGCAGCTTGATTCCGATTGCGGATTTCGTGAGGTGAAAGATGAACATTGCGAGTATCAATACAACCATGACACCGTGCTGTTTATAATACGCAAGAACACACAATATCACGAAGAAAACGGTGTTAATGATGAAGCGAATATTAGTGAAGATGTCGCGCACAGATGGAGGCGGCTGCTTAGCTGGATTCATCGTATCGATAAACTCTAATCCGTAATGAAAAAAGAGTATTGCGACACCGAGCACGGTCATTCCAGTAATTGACAGTCGGTTCTTCTCGTCTATCTCGCGGTCATAAATCCAAACAATGATCATCAATATGACATACAAAATATGCGTAGCACCGAATGCCAGCTGTCGGAGCGGATTCGTTGCGTCTTCCGTTTTCAGGTCGTCGAATAAGTAATTCTCTGGTGTCTTTGCGTTGGTTTTCGTGAATTTATCCCGAATATACGCGACGAGACCCGCTACCGCGACAATTGCCATAATCACGTAAATTGTATGCGCGGTTGGCGAATTCATTTGTGCCGCAATTCCGCCAGACGCCGTTCCGTCTGCGCCACCTCCACTTTTATTAACGAATTCAGCGTCAATCTTATAGACATAGTAAATCACGGCGAGAATCATAATCACGAATGATATCGTGAGTAAAATCACTTTGATGAGCTTGCCGATTGCGCTTACTTTGGTTTCGTTAATGGGAACGGCCGCAGGAGCAGAAGCGGCGGCGACGGCAGGCACCGATGTAACAATCGCTGGGGTTAGTTTATCACCCGTCTGAAACATGCGAAGATCGGTCACTTTGGAATCCCATTTCCAAAATTTCAATAGGTCGAGGGTTTCGTCGCGTTTCGCGACAATACTATCAATACCAGATAAAGACGCGAGTGAGTATATGCCCAGACGGAATAGAACGATGATCAGCCATGGAACAAGGTAGATGGTTGTTAAAATTTGACGTAACATACGTTTCAACACATTTTCTTTGGCAAAATCAGCGTTTATACCATCAGAAAATATATGATAACCGGTTGGTATCGTACAAATTGCGAGAAGAACCACAAATCCGATTGCCCATCCCCAATTTTCAGGAATGATGGGTAATGAAACGCCGGTTGTTTTCTCTTCCTCTGGTTTTTTTACATTCAAATAATGCCACCACCATGACAATCCGCCAAAGAATACAAGTAAAAATCCAACAATAGCCAACCCCCAATTTAACAAGTTAGGAGCTGCGACCCCGTTGAACTGCCATACCTGAATCGACTCTGCGAATTTCAGTATTGACTCGAGGCCGCCAACATTCATCTCCTTGACAATCGGGAGCAATAAAATCGCACATAATGAAAGACCGGCAATAATGACGATGAAAAATGCGTCGATGAGTTCTTTCACGCGTGGAAACATATCGCCTGAAAAATTACCGGCGATCCAATTGCTGGTCTGCGGCGAGGTAGTGACATTCGTAAAAAGAACGCTCACCCACATAATGATCAATATTACAGATAAGAATGGGACGAGTGAAAACCATTTGGCCAACCTAATTTTTAATGTCGCAAAGAAATTATCGCCAGCATTTGATGATAATATTTTATCCCAGTCATCTGAAAGCATTTTATCCTCTATTATTTTGGTTCTAACCGCAGAATCAATACCATCGTATGGATTTCCAACGTCACTATCCCCCAAGTCTATCCTGCTTTTAAACGCCATCGCCATAATTGTGACAATAATAACCGAAATTACCGAAAATATCCATAACAACGCACTAGTCGGTGTGTATGATTTCTTTTTATCTTCATCAAGACGCGCTTGTATCGCATCTGTTAGTTTTGCCGGATCAGCATTCGGGTCGGTAGTCGGGTCTTTTTGTTGTAAGTCCTTTATTACTTCTGCGCGGAGTTGTCGATAATATCCACTTTGTGCGATTGCCCCGTCTCCATTTGCGTCTATATTCAAAATTTCATCCTTGGTTGGCTCTTTAAGCATTGTAGTTTGAAAAACGATTGGAAAAATAAAATAACCAGCAAGTGCTACAATTATAGGCAACGCATACTTAAAAAGTAAAACACTATGAACGGTCGATTGCTTTATTTGTCCGAATAGTGTTAGCAAAAAACCTGCCAAAACGATGAACCAGATAATACCATGAACTAAAAATACTTTTTGACCATATTTGGTTAGATCTTGGGCTCCAGCAATACCCTTATCTTTTTGACTAGCCGCCATAAATACAGATGCGGGTATTCCAATAATAGCAGTTAGGATAATTATCATCGTGATGCGTCCCTTTAAAGCATCATCTCTTTCATTTTTGGAATTCCTCCAAAATAAATAACCAACCGCCATAAAAAACGCAATTTGAAAAAACAATCCGAATCCTAATAACAAATCCGCACTATTTTCTGCGAATTTTGTCTTGGATTCCGCGCTCAATAATGGGTCATCTTTTACTTTACCCATATTCTGGTTGATTTCATTTCCGCGAACAATCAACGTAATGCCGATAATAAAAGAGAGGACAACGTAATGTATATACTCTGAAAGTGATTTGCCATTAAAAAACTTTTGAACTACAGCGTATATAACCCCGCCAACTAAAAACATAGACCCGAATATTATCATACTTCGCGTGAGGTCGTAATTGCTTACTTTATTCGGGTCAGATGCCGCAATACTGCCAAATCCAAACCCCAAACCCAGAATAATTAAAAATAACGGAACAACCACCCGAATAAAAATGTCTGAACCAGTTTCCCCCAGAATAAACTTATCAGTAGGCGGTGATGGTAAAATAGTTTGCTCGCCATCTTTCAATTTAAAAAACTTGCTCGGAGTCAAATAATTCATATACACCACGTAAATAAATGTAAGAAGCAGCGTTACAATAATCGGCCAATTACCCGTCATTAAATCCCATGATACAAACCCGATTAATAATATGATGACGAGAACGATGATAGGGAGATAATTCAATAGTGTGCTGATATGGAGCGAATCTGCGGTTGGCGTGGTGTCGGCGGATGGGTTTTGTATGTTCGCGTTAGTGACGGCGGCGGCGACGGCGGCTACGACCGCCTGAGGTGCGGCTGCGCGTTCAGCATCTACCTTCTGCTTTGCTGCTGCTGCTGCTGCTGTTGCCGATCTTCCTTTTTCCATTGCTTTTTCTCCTAAGAGTTCTACTCTTTTTCCTATTGCGTCCACTGCTACCTGTGCTTTCTGCCCTAGTGCTTGCGTTCCACTCACTGCTATGTTTTTTATTGTTGTTCCTAGTTTTTTTGCTCCTTGCCCTACTGCTGATGATGCTACCGCTTGTGATATTATGGCGCCGCGTCCTCTTCGAGGCATGGGCAACATTTATACTTTGTTATAATGATAACAACAATCAGTTATAATTATAAGATATAATAATGTCGATCCGATTACGGATGACCTTCAATGGAGGCGATGAATTACAAAAACGACATCGCGGTCTTTTTACCATGGCAGTCGCGACATAAAGCAACTAAATTATCGACGTGATTCGAACCGCCATGTTCTAAAGCGATGACATGATCCACTTCGAACCATGCGGGAAGCTGGCGCTGACAATCCCCGCATTTCCACCCTTGGTTGGCGGCAACATACTTTTTCTTGGTTTCACTAACACTACGTTTGCTAGACCCTTTGCCTGAGTTGAGGACGCGGCGTTCAGCGGGGGTTGCTCCGAGGGGTCCGCTGGGGGTTCCGCCGGGGGTTCCGCCCCCCCACGACGGCTTCGCTATTGGTTGCGCAGTTCTTACTCCCATTGCACTACCCATCGCACGACTCATCGCCCCGCCTATCGCCCCGCCTATAGCACCACCGTCGTGGGGGGGCGGAACCCCCGGCGGACCCCCGGTCATATCAAAAAACGGCGTTATCATATCCGCTGTCCCCTTACTTATCGGCATATACTTAATAATATCGTTGGCATGATAGAACAATTGCCTAGAGTTTTCCGGATTGCGGCGCAAGAACATAAACAGCGAGAGACCTACAAAACCAAATGTCACCATTTTAATCCACTTTTGGTTACTCTGAAACATTTTTATCAAGTTCCCATCGTAATATGTATTTACAATCAGAACGGCGGTGATAATAAACACGATATACTCGGTCTTTACCATTTCGTAAGCGGTTATATATAGCAGCGAATAAATCATCGGAATAAACGGATGGTCATCGGAATAACGGATGACCTTGGTTACTTATTATGATAGTAATACGCCGCATAGCCCAGTCCCACCACCATCAACAGATACACCAATTTCTCTCGGTATTTAAGTTCTTCCAGTATTTGTATCGGTTTCGGGCGATAATGTAGATAATATCTCTCGAGAGCGTCGTGTAAAGGCAATTCATCCTTCATAAGGAGCACATTATAACGATTGTGGATGAAATGAACCCAGCGAATAAACGAATCACGGTTATCTAAATAAGGCGTGACCGGATATTTATTCAACATTCTCTCGAACTCTGACGACATTTCCGGATCGGGAATGAGCATCGGGAAGTTCTGGACGAAGTCATAGTATTTCTTTCGGACTACGTCATTTACATGGTCGGGGTAATTGACCGCAACTGTCATTAAAAAGAACCAGTAATGCGGCCCCCATATCTTCGCGTCGAGTTTCATAATACTATATTGAAACGACATAAAAACAATAATAGAATTACGATTAAGCGAACAATGACAGAGGAGGCGGAGGCAGGAGTACCGGTCGGCGTATTTACAAAAGACACCGATATCGAATGCCCCCCAGAATCATTGAAATTAATCAATCCTAAATCTGAATTGTCTTATCTAGAAATTAGCCAGTTGCGAACAGTCGTAAAATCGTCGGCAGCGTCGGCGACACACAGAGGTGGTAAAATAGCTGCCGCATCTGCCGCTGCCACTGCCGCAACCGCAGTCGCCACCGCCACCGCCACCGCCGCGACAGAGACAAACAAGTATTTCTGTAATAACTGTAATCGCACAAATCACGTTTATAATAATTGTCGCGCGCCAATTACAAGTATCGGAGTGATTGCGTTTCGTTGCGGCGATACCGGCCCCGAATTTCTAATGATACGCCGCCGTGACTCGTTCGGGTTTGTCGATTTTATACGCGGCAAATATTCGTTAAACGATGAAGCCTATATCCAGCGTATTATCGACGAAATGACGATGACGGAAAAGGATAGTCTGCTCCGCCTTACATTCGAACAGCTATGGCGCCTATTATGGGGGGAATATACACGCGGAAGCCAGTATAAAAATGAAGAGCATATTTCATATGAAAAATACCGTCAAGTGTTGGGTGGAATACGCACAAAGGATGGTCGGATTAAAAACCTTCACCAGTTTATTGAAGATTCGCCCACCCGATGGACTGAAACCGAGTGGGGGTTTCCGAAAGGGCGCAGGAATTATAATGAAAAAGACCTTCCATGTGCGCTGCGAGAATGTCTGGAAGAGACGGGGTATGATATCACAACCGATAATGTAATACAAAACATCGCGCCGTTCGAGGAAATATTCATGGGCTCGGATATGAAGTGTTACAAGCAGAAGTATTTTCTCGCGATGGTGGATTTAGATAAGAAACCGAAAAAGGCGCACGATATCATGGAGGTAGGTCTCATGAAATGGATGTCGTTTGACGAGTGTATTCGCACGATACGACCTTACAATTTAGAAAAAATCGGGATTGTTCGAAAAATCAATAACATATTATCCCGCTATCGCATATTTTAACATCGCAATTACGCATTTTACGGTTCCTTTTTATTTCATCTACATATATAAAGGCGCATTACATACAAACATTATACACAATAAATACAATAAATACGGAAATGGCACAAGAAGATGAAAATATACCGATAGAAATGACGATTGCGGCGTCTGGACCGCCATCCCCGCCGCCGCCATCCGTCGCATCTGTAGCCGCCGCTGCTCTTGCTGTGATGCCCGATGAACCCGTCGCTGCGACTGCGACCTCTGGCGTAAAACGTACTATTAAACCCGTTCCGAAAAAACGCGCCGACGCTGCGGGCGGGGTTGCGGCTCCATCAGACCCAACACAACGCATTCGAATGATGAAAAAAGAACTGGATGATGGACGCAAACGGTTGAAACCAGAAGACCTCAATAATCCATTTAGTAAAGACTTTAACAAGCTCCTCCTCAAAAAGGAATTGCTCGAACGAGAGATGACGTTACACGATATCGGGGTATTACCCGACGATGATGGCGATGACCACCCCGCCGCGGAAGGCCTGTACCCCACCCTAAACGACCCCAATTTTAATACCAAAATTGCCCTTCGAAAGGAATTCTTTGATACCAAGATGGATGTAGACAATACGAAGAATGTGGAAGAAGAGGCGGAGATTCTGTGTAATGCGCAGATAGAGCTCGCACCGAACCAGCAATTCGTGCGTAACTTTCTCTCAGTAGAGACGCCGTATAATAGTTTGTTGTTGTATCACGGTCTAGGTACAGGCAAGACATGTTCCGCAATCAGTGTCGCCGAGGAGATGCGCGATTATATGAAACAAATGGGAATAACGCAACAGATTATTGTGATCGCATCACCGAATGTTCAAGAGAACTTCCGGCTTCAGCTCTTTGATGAACGCGAACTCCGAGAGATTGAACCCGGAGTATGGAATATCCGCGCATGTACTGGGAATAAATTCATTAAAGAAATCAACCCGATGAATATGAAGGGGCTGACGCGTGACAAAATCATTAAACAAATCCGTCGGCTCATTTCATCGCATTATTTGTTTTTTGGGTATAATGAATTCGCGAATTATGCGCGGACGCATGCGTCGAGTATCGGGCTTTCGCAGGATGATGCGGTGATACAGGAGGTGAGACGCAAAGGGGTGGCGGGGGCTGCTGCGGGGGCTGCGGGGGCTGCGGCAGCGTCTAAAAAAGGCCGTAAATCCGCCGCGGATATCGCCAAAGCTGCGGAAATGGAGACTCTCGCAATCGAAACATTATCGGTTACGAAGCTGCGTAAATTATTCGCAAATACGCTGATTATAATTGACGAAGTTCATAATATTCGCATTACCGATGACAATCGAGATAAACGCGTAGCGAAGATATTGTTTCAAATTGTTCAGAAGGTGAATAATGTGCGCTTGCTGCTTCTCTCGGGAACGCCAATGTATAACAGCTACAAGGAAATCGTATGGCTGATTAACTTGATGAACTTGAATGACCGGCGTGCGACGATTGATATCGCGGATGTGTTTGATGAACGGGGGAATTTCCGTTTAGATGCGGAGGGTCGAGAGATTGGCAAGGATCTTCTTATTCGGAAAGCTACTGGGTATGTTTCATTTGTTCGAGGTGAAAACCCATATACATTTCCTTATCGTATATATCCGAGAGAACACTCGCCTGAATTCTCTCTTCTTGCGCAGTTGAGCGGCGGTGGCGGCGGTGGCGTCGGTGGCGGCGTTGTCGACTATCCACGAACCCAACTCAACGGCCGTCACATTGACCAAGCCATCGAACACATCGATGTTTATATGACACAAGTCGGTGATATCCAAGAGGCGGCCTACCGCTTTATTATTAATGATATGAAGGCAATGTATATTTATAAGAAGACTGCGATGGTGCGGCGAAAGAAGGCAGCGGAGGCTGCTGCGGTAGAGTCGGGCAAGGCTAAAGGAAAAGGCAAAGGAAAAGGCGCGTCGAGCACCGCCGCCGCAGGATCCGCCGCCGCCGCCGCCGCCGCCGCCGCAATCGATGAAACCACCGTCGTCGAAGCAGCCGACTTCCCTTCATTTGAAAATATGGATACAATCGGCTACGCCGCAGTCCAGAAACCTCTCGAAGCCTTGAATATCGTATATCCACATCCATCTCTCATCGAATATATTAACGACCCCAATGACGAGTTCGACATCGCCGCATGTATCGGGAAAGAGGGTCTGCGGCATGTTATGTCGTATGAAGAGGTCGGAAATCCCCCAATGCGCTTGAATTTCGAATATCGCCCAGAATTCACGCGCGCATTCAAACTGCCAAGTGGCGAAACCACGACGAAATCATCCGCCCGCATATTCGCACCAGAAAATATCGGGCGGTACTCTGCGAAAATCAAGAATATCTGCGATAAGATTGTAAGCAGTGACGGAATTATTCTCGTATATAGCCAGTATATCGACGGCGGGGTTGTCCCCATCGCGCTTGCGTTAGAAGAATGCGGTTTCACGCGTTATAGTGCGCAGGGGGGCAATTCATCATTTTTTCGCAGCAAACCCACAGGAAGTATCGACGCGATCACGATGCTTCCTCAACGACAACACCAAGCGCAATTTCCGAGCCAGCCATTCCGCCCAGCCAGATATTCGGTGATTACGGGCGACCCTACGATTTCACCCGACAATCTACATGAACTTAAAGCGCTCACTGACGAAAATAACACCAACGGCGAAAACGTGAAAGTGGTCATTATATCTGTAGCCGGAAGCGAAGGTCTCGATTTCAAGAACATTCGACAGGTTCATATTCTGGAACCATGGTATAACATGAACTTATTAGAGCAGATTATTGGACGTGCTATCCGCAACTGTAGCCACAAACGTCTGCCATTCTCTCGGCGAAACGTGGAATTGTATCTTTATGGAAGCCGACTGACAAATCCGGATATAGAAGCGATTGACCTTTATTTATACCGCTTATCTGAATTTAAAGCCGTAAAGATTGGCGCAGTATCGCGTGTGCTGCGGACATCCGCCGTTGATTGTCTCCTGAATGTTCAGCATAATACGCAAACCGCCGCACAGCTGAATCAGGTCGTTCATCAAAATCTCTCGTCGCGCAAACAAATAAACTATCAAGTTGGCGCGCGACCATATTCCGCTCTGTGCGATTACATGGAACGTTGCGAGTATGTTTGTCGCCCGACATTTTCCAACGGACGCCCAATCCAAGAACAGAATGATTTATATGGGATGGACGATGACAGTGACGATGACGAAGCCGGCGGCGGCGGCGGAGGCGGCGGCGATGTTCGAATGGATACATTCAACGAGAAGTTTATGTCGATGAACTTGGATAAAATCATTCACAAAATTCGGGAGTTATATAAGGATGCGTTTTTCTACAAGAAGACCGGTCCCAACGGAATTATCGCACATGTAAATGCTGTTCGGCAGTATCCGATTGCGCAAATCAATCTCGCACTTACACAAATGGTCACGGATATGAATGAATACGTAAATGATAAATATGGACGGCTAGGGCGTATCATCAATGTTGGCGATTATTACCTGTTTCAGCCAGTTGAACTCACCGATAAGCGCATAAGCATACACGAACGAAGCCAACCTGTTCCTTATAAACATACCGCGATTGAATATCCTCTTCAGAAAGACATAACCGAAGATTATTTGGGTATTCTACCGAAACAAGCGGCGTCGGCGTCGGCGTCGGCAGTTGTCCCGAATAAAAAGATAGTTCAAAAATTAACGGCGGCGACAGCGGAAGCAGCGGAAGCAGCGGCAGCAGCACCACCTGCGCCTACCCTCGACCCTGTAAGAGAGATGGGCGCACCAGCTCTCCCAGTTGAAGATACCGGTGCCGATGAAGTCGATGAAATGATAACTACATTATTCAACACATTCGAAAAATGTAAAACGGTTCATGAAAAACCAACAAAGGAGCAAGATGAATGGTATTATTATTGTGGCAAGGTAATCAATCAAATCTCTCAAACCGAGGAATTTCAGACGACGCGAGAGGAACTTCACGAACTTGTCATCGCCAATCTATTAGAGCATATGCTATTTGAAGGCAGTGTTAATTTATTGAATTATTTGTATAAAAAGAATAATTATTCGATGAATACGGGAAGTGTAGGGGTCAGCGGTGGCATTCAACTATTGACACCTTTTGAACGAATGTTGCTTCAGTATTATTCGCAACAGGTAATACATCGACCTCTAGTCGGGAGAAGAGCCGCCGCCGCCGCTGCTGCTGCCGCTGGTGGTGCCGCCGAGACCAATCCATCGCCAGAAGATAAAGGAATGTTATTATTTGACAAGAAAAGGAAGGAGCTATTCGCACTAATCGTATTGCGATATGAAACACGCGAATGGACCGCAGCCGAACCAGAAGACGAACGCGACTTCGAACTTCTTTTAGGGAAAATTCAAACAGAGCAAATACGAAGCATGAACATGATTATCGGGTTTATCTCGCTATTCAAAATGGAATATCTCGTGTTCAAAATAAAAGTGATGTCAAAGAAGCGTGATAAAGGCGCGCGATGCGACCAATCAGGTAAAACTGACGCGATAACCGTTATTAATACAATTCTCTCGATGAATCCCGCGACACAAGGCGATGAATACAAACTTACCACTGAGAATACGAAACAGCGAACCCAGCGAGAATTATGCGTGTTTCAAGAATTTCTACTGAGGGCGTTTCATCGAAAGGGTATCAACGGACGCAAATGGTTCTTCACTCCGTGCGAGGCTTTATTGTGCGACATCGAGAGATTACATATAGAGAAATAAAGTATAGCCATACTATAGTAATATGTCATCATCAAATAGGACTGTTCAATCTGCGCCCAAGTTGGGTATTTATACAACCATTTTATTAACACGTAAATTAGAGGTTCCGTTCCGCATTATTGGGCGCAATGTAAAAGATACACTGGAGCATATTCTCTCGAAAATCGTGGAAGGAAAGTGCTCCGCCGAAGGTTTTATTCGCCCGAGTAGTGTGAAAATTCTTACCTACTCCAACGGTTACCTCTACGGTAAAAACGCGATATTTGACGTGGTATATGAATGCGACTCATGTTCATTGGTAGAAGGCGTCGTGTTTTCATGTGTGATTAAGAATATTAGTTTGGCGGGGATTCGCGCAACATTGAATGAACCGAAATCCCCTGTTACTGTTTTTGTAGCACGCGACCATCATTACGATCGCGCGGGTTTTACGCGCCTACAGGAAGAGGAAGAAATTCGAGTGAGAGTCATTGGTCAACGATTTGAAATTGGAGACGAAACGATATCGGTGATTGGCGAGCTTGTGTAATAGTATAATAAATAGTATAATAGTATTACATCAATGGATTATGTTTTCATTTGTAAGCATTGCGAAGAACCATTTGTAGTGTCTCATGTGGATTTCAACTGCCGAATATTGCGTCACGGGGTGTATAAGCGTGATATGAAACATATACCTCCACACGCAAGCAAGGAAGATTGTGACGCGCTTGTGCGCGATGGGTTGATATACGGGTGTGGTCGCCCGCTTAAAATCGTCGAGACGGCTACGACTACGAGTACTACTACGAGTACGGACGCAAAGTCGCCAACATACGACGTAGTCATTTGTGATTATATTTGACACAATAAAATTGATACCGATATAAACATATTTCTAGAAATGATATAGTCATTATGGCGTTGGCATTTGCGAGTACTACGAGTATGAGTACGAATATGAGAACCATTCGTCCGAAATCAAAGAAGAAAGCGCTCGCACCCGAACCCGCCGTCGAATTCATCGAACCCGTACCCGTGCCCGCACCCGTCATCATCGTTGAAGAAGATGTCACTTCATATTGCGACCCATCGTTGTTTGTGAAACAGAGAATTAAACGTTCTCTGTCAATACCATTCTATAAAATAAACAAAAGTGTCAATATAACACAGTTACTAAGAACCGAACTCGCCAAAAGCGTCGAAGGACGTTGTTCAGTCGAGGGATATATATCGCCAAATTCAGTCAGTATTTGCTCTCATTCATGCGGAACATTGGCAGCCGCAAATATCAATTTCGATATTACAGCCGATTGTCTCATTTGTTTTCCAGATGAACATACCGTTATTACATGCGTCGCAAAGACGATAACCCAAGCAGGAATACGCGCGGGCGCTAGAGATTTACAACATGGGCACGTATCGCCGATTGAAGTGTTCCTCTCGCGTGATATGAACTCAAATATGCGCGAGTTATTCTCTCGTATCGAAGAAAATGACATCTTGACAGTGGAAATCATAGGACGCCGGTTTGTATTACACGACACTCACGTAACAATCATCGCGATGTTAATCGACGCAGTTTCGCCGTGAATGAGAATATGAGAATGAATATAAAGTTTGATTCGTATGTAATGTAAAATCATGTCAACAGCAGCAGGCTCTTTTTATTCATCAAAATCATCGACTGCCGTTGCGAGTCTTAGCGCGATGGATGAAATTCAAACGATCGCTCAACAGGTTGAAGCAAAGACAAATTATCTAATGACACTAAAGGACGGGATTGAACATATGCCGCTGGTTCATCAAGTCGAAATATTGCGAATCCTTAACTTAAAGCACACACAAATTAACGAGAATAAGAATGGCGTATTTGTAAATATTTCCAAATTGAATAATGAATTGTTACAGGAATTATATAATTATATGACATATGTCATAAATCAGGAAAAACAATTGAATGAGGTTGAACAGCAAAAACAATGTCTCACGAAGGAATTCTTCGACAATAAAACGCATAAAGATAATTTGTGAATTAATATAGCACACGATGACAGGTATAATTCCTTGTCTCTATAATTCTTTTTCATTTACGAATGAAAATATGATTGGCGGGGGAGGGAGTATCGTATGTTATGAAACGAAGGGTTTACGCGAAAGAAGCGTACCGGTGCCTGTGACGGTGCCTATGCCGGTACCAGTAGAACCGTTCGTCTATATACCGTCATCAGAATCTATTCTCAGCAAGAGCGACAGCGACAGCGACAGCGACACCGACAGCGACACCGACACCGATACCGCGACCGACAGTAGTTCATCTACTTCATCTGCTGTCATATTCAATCCAGACGTGATGACGCAATACAGTTACAAATATCCGCCGTCATGTAATGATTCGATACTATGGTCGGTATATATTATGTTATATGGCACCGAAAAGTATGAAACAATCGAAAATCCGTATGTTGAATCTAATCGTTTCAAGTTTGAGTTAATCGAAGAGATGCGACAGAATAAACCGATATTAAAAGCAAATAAAATCAAACTAAGCGGGTTGGAAGAAAGTCTTGTCCATAAGCCGTTTATTACATTAGAGACGTTACACGCCATCGCGGTCTGTAAATCCATTTCAGTGTGTATTGTTCAAGACCGAAAGTATTACGAAATTAGCAGCGGTGGGGGAACCTTTATTCTTGAAAAAGTTAAGGGAAAGTACGTATTGTATATCGCGCCAAACAAATTAAATACAGATTACCTTACATATATTCGTAAGAATTATTGGTTGATGGAGAGTATTTCTGCGCCGATCAGCAGAATAACGGCCTATAAGTTACAGGACCTTGTCGATATTTCACAAAAACTGAACTTACCTGTCGTGAATGTGACTCCGGGAAAGTTCGGGTCTATGGGGACTGAAAAACGTAAGACAAAGCCGGAGTTGTATGAAGGTATTGTAATGTGTATATAGACCGTTGAATATAAATGTCGGTGTGTAAATTACTGCACCTTAAAAGTCTCCAGTTTTACATCTTCATTACAAGTGCCAATTTAAGAAACAAATAAATTGATATAAATTATAGATAAGATAATATAATTATCTATAATCAAAAATGTCGCAAGAATATTCTGTTGCAATAAAACCACGTAAAATACGCCGATGTATTGAACCCGATTGTAAAGCGAGCGCCAGAGGCAAAACCGATAAATGTGTCGCACACGGTGGTGGCGCAAGATGTATTGAACCAGATTGTAAAGCGAGCGCCATAGGCAAAACCGATAAATGTATAGCACACGGTGGTGGTAAGCGATGTATTGAACCAGATTGTAAAGCAAGTGCCCAAGGCAAAACCGATAAATGTAAAAGACACGGTGGCGGTAAGCGATGTATTGAACAAGGTTGCCAATCAAGTGCCGAAGGCAAAACCGATAAATGTAAAAGACACGGTGGCGGCTTAAGATGTATTGAACCAGATTGTAAAGCAAGCGCCATAGGCAAAACCGATAAATGTAAAGCACATGGAGGCGGTAAGCGATGTATTGAACAAGGTTGCCAATCAAGTGCCGAAGGCAAAACCGATAAATGTATAGCACACGGTGGTGGTAAGCGATGTATTGAATCAGATTGTAAAGCGAGTGCCCAAGGCAAAACCGATAAATGTATAGCACACGGTGGTGGTAAGCGATGTATTGAACCAGATTGTAAAGCAAGTGCCCAAGGCAAAACCGATAAATGTAAAGCACATGGTGGCGGTAAGCGATGTATTGAACCTGGGTGCCAAGCGAGCGCCGCAGGCAAAACCAATAAATGTGTAGCACACGGTGGCGGTAAGCGATGTATTGAACCCGGTTGTCAAGCAAGTGCCCGAGGCAAAACCAATAAATGTGTAGCACACGGTGGCGGTAAGCGATGTATTGAACCCGGTTGCCAAGCGAGCGCCCAAGGTAAAACCGATAAATGTGTAGCACACGGTGGCGGCGCAAGATGTATTGAACCCGGATGCCAAGCAAGTGCCCAAGGCAAAACCGATAAATGTGTAGCACACGGCGGTGGAGCAAGATGTATTGAACCAGATTGTAAATCGAGCGCCATAGGCAAAACCAATAAATGTGTAGCACATGGTGGCGGAGCAAGATGTATTGAACCCGGTTGCCAAGCGAGTGCCCAAGGCAAAACCGATAAATGTATAGCACACGGTGGCGGCACAAGATGTCCTAATTGTATAGATTGGATAGATAGTCGTAGCGGTTCATCAAAATACGATGGATATTGCGCAACTTGTTTCAAACGTATATTTCCAGACGATCCACGAAGCAAAGTTATATACACACATACCAAAGAAATAATGGTAAGAAATATAATCAATGAAAACTTTGATGGGTTTATACATGACAAACCTCTTTATACTGATAATTGTGATTGCACACATCGTCGACGTATAGACCATCGTAAATTGATAGGTAATACAATTTTAGCAATTGAAACAGATGAGTTCGGTCATATAGGATATGATAAAAAAGATGAAGAAATTCGTTATGATGATGTGTATATGATACATAGTGGCAAATGGGTATTTATTCGATTTAACCCAGACAATAATATTAGCAAAGTTGATATTGCTGATAAACTGGATAAACTAATAGAAACTATTCACAAGTGTATTTTCAGAATTAAAAATGAAGAAAACGTTGAATTGGTAGAAATACATAATTTGTATTGTCAACAATCTGCATTTGAAATGTAAAAAAGGTGTAAAGATTTGCAGGTATAAAATTGAACTATATAATGAATTATAGTATAAATAATATATCCTATTCATTATATATACCTACAATGCGTAAAAATCGCAGTGTTGCCGATAAACAATCAGAGTTCTCGAATATTGTAAAAGAGTATATAGACGGCATCATCGACAAGAGCGATGGTGTTCCTGAATTAGAAATCCGTTTTGGAACGCGAGGAAATCAAGCAACGACGAGGGATAATTTTGACGGTGTGCTTCAAAAGTTGCTATCATCTGGATTTGTATTCGCGAAGAAGAATGCGTATTCACTCAAGATTCAAAACGAATTCATCGACCAGAAAACCGGTCAGACGAAGCTGTCGCTTATACGCGCGGAAATCCACGGAATCACCGATGTTCAGAATTATTGTAAAACGAATACACCCGACGAAAAATATGTCCTCTTTACGCAGAAAATGTATGCGAAGACCGGTGGCGAAGGCGGCATCGGCGGCAGCGGTGGTGAATCAATATACCCCGTCATATTCGACGACTTCAATTTCAAAGTGAGCTACGAACGTGAAAAACGTATCGCGAATACATCAACACTGGCGAGGTCGATTTTGAAATCATGGAACGACAACAAGAAGACATTTCGGTATATCAATCGAAGTACATTGAAACACCCCGATTTCCCATTTCAAATCGACATGAGTGTCGTCAAGGAGTCGCACAAGGACCAGACGGGGTATATCTCTGCCTCGACATTTGAAGCAGCGAAAGTCCTTGACAGCCCGATACGTTATGAGATCGAAATCGAGGTGATAAATGACGAGGTTGGACCCGGAACTTCATTCAATCATCCGAAACATCTCTTGGATAATCTGCGCAAGATGATTAAGATTGTGATGTCGGGATTTCAAGGAACGAATTACCCAGTGTCTTTGTCCGAAATGCGAGGTGTTCAGCGAAGGTATTATGAGTTGTTGTATCCTGAGGAAAAACAGGGAGGCACCAGCGACAGCGACAGTGACAGTGAGCGCGACCGTGAGCGTGACCGCGACCGTGAGCGTGAGCGTGAGCGTAGAGGCGGCGCTGGTAGCAAAGACGACGACCGTGAGCGTGACCGTGACCGTGAGCGTGACCGTGAGAAACGCGAACGCGAACGCGAACGCGAACGAGAATCCGGACGAGGCGGCGCTATGCAACTTCGCCCCAAACATTTCATCGGCCCATGTTCTTATACGCTTCAAATGAATAATATCCGCCCAATCGACTCAGATTCCAAAACCCCTAATATTCGCATGAATTATTCAGTCACCGAAAAAGCCGACGGCCAGCGAAAAATCCTCTTTATCGCGCCAAAAACCGGCCACGTATATCTCATCGACACAAATATGAACTTCCAGTTCACCGGAGCAGTATCATTGAATACGAAATTACATAATACACTCCTTGACGGCGAGCATATCCTTCATAACAAACGCGGCGATTTCATCAACTTGTTCCTAGTATTCGACGTTTATTTCGTTCATAAAGCCGACGTTCGTTCGCGCTTATTCTTTCCGATGAATGATGACGAAGTTGTCACCAATTTCCGACTTCCTTTAATGGAAAGTGTGGTCAAGAATCTTCAGTTGAAGTGCGTAAGCGGCGGCGCAGATTCATTACCGCCAATCCGTATTGAAACCAAGAAATTCGAGGTCGCGACTCCATCGTCGTCGGGGGTTGGCGCAGCCGCAGGAGGCAAAACCATCTTTGATTGTTGCGCGTTAATATTGCGCAAATCCGCTGAACATCAATTCGAGTATCATACCGATGGATTAATATTTACGCCGATTGATTTCGGTGTCGGAAGTACGGTGCGTAATGATAATACTTCCGCGGGCCCTTTATACAAATCCACGTGGGACTATTCGTTCAAATGGAAGCCCGCGCATATGAATACAATCGACTTTCTTGTTACAACGAAAAAAGGCGAAGACAACGAGGATCTTGTAAGTAACATATTTAAGAGCGGGGTTGATATGTCGCGCTGCGTCCAAGTTCAGCAATACAAGACACTTGTATTGCGTGTCGGCTATGATGAACGAAAGCATGGATATTTAAATCCGTGTGTTACTTTGATTGAAGGCGGTGGGAGAGAACAAGCCGAAAGCGGCAGCGGCAGCGGCAGTGGCAGTGGCAGTGGCAGCAGCGATAGTTACAAGCCCGCGCCATTTTATCCAACGTATCCATACGATAATGACGCGCATATTTGCCATAGTATGCTGCGCCCCGATGAAGCCGGTGTAAGCCAAATGATGACAACCGAAAATGACATTATCCAAGATGAAACGATTGTGGAATTCAGTTATGATGAAACACAGCCGGTGAATTGGAGGTGGTCAGCTTTACGGGTGCGCCATGATAAAACCGCAGAATACCGCGCAGGCGGGAAAAACTATGGCAACGCGTATCACGTGGCAAATAATAACTGGCATTCTATTCATAATGCGATTACACCTGAAATGATAATGACGGGTGAAGGCATACCCGATGAATTGTCGAATGATGACGTCTATTATAATCATGCTGATTCGCAGAGCGGTGGCGGCAGCGGGGGCGGCGGTACAAAAGTCCGCACATTAACCAAGGGTATGCGCGATTTTCACAATTTATTCGTCAAACGCAAACTCATCATGAGTGTTGCGCGTCCCGGTCAGACTCTTATTGACCTTGCGGTTGGAAAAGGCGGCGATTTACCGAAATGGATTGCCGCGAAACTCGGATTTGTATTTGGGATTGATTACTCGAAGGACAACTTAGAGCACAAATTCGACGGGGTTTGTGCGCGTTATCTGGATGTAAAGAAACGAAAGCGTAATATTCCGGAAGCGATATTCATCCATGCTGACAGTAGCAAGGAAATTCGGAGTGGTCAGGCCGCAATTAGCGAGAGATACCGGCTTATTTCACGCGCGATATTTGGCGAAGGCGCAAAAGATGCGAGTTTATTGGGTCGCGGTGTGTATCCGCATTATGGTCGCGGTTCTGACGGATTTGATGTCTGCTCCGTCCAGTTTGCCGTCCATTACTTCTTTGAAAATATCATGAAGGTTCATACATTTCTACAAAATGTTTCCGAATGTACGAAGTTAGGTGGGTATTTCATCGGAACTTGCTTTGATGGTGCGCGAATCTTTCAGGCCTTGGCGCGGTTAGAAAGCGGTTCAGAACTCAGTATTCTGTCGTCATCGTCGGCGGCGGCGTCATCAGACCCACAGAAGTTGTGGTCGGTTCGTAAAAAGTATCATCAAACAGAATTTGAACCGGATAGTAGTAGTATTGGATATGAGATTGAGGTCTTTCAAGATTCGATTAATAAGCCGACGCGCGAATATCTCGTCAATTTTGACTACTTGACGCAACTACTTGAAAATTATGGGTTTGACCTTGTAACACCGGAAGAGGCCGAGACGACTCTGACGAATCCCATGCCGGATGGAACTGCGACATTCGACGGAATGTATCATCAAATGGAAATCGAGTGTAAGAAGAAACGCGAAGACGTCGGTGGCGGTGGCGGCGGCGGCGCTGGCGTAGAATGGGACCGACGATGCCAACAAGAATACGGCTCGGCGTTATATATGTCGGCCGAAGAGAAGCAGATTTCATTCTATAATCGTTATTTCATATTCCGAAAGAACCGAAATATTAACGCGAAACAGTTGAAGAGCAGTTTCTTGAGTTATGCTGGATTACAAGAAGAACAACACCTCGCGTCGTCCGGAGCAGCAGCCGCGGATTCTGATATCACGCTAGAATCTATCGCACTTGAAAAGATCGCGAAAGCATCGCGACCAATTGATGTAGCTTCCAAACCCGCGATTGCTGCGAATATTCTCGAAGAACGACGAGATAAGGAAGCGATCGCGGCTGTAATCGGCGAAGCAAAAGCATCTACACTGAAAATCAAGCCGAAACCAAAGAAATTAACTGTAAAAGCGAGTGGCGCGAGTGCGGCAGCAGCAGCAGAAGAGCCGGAGCCTGTCGCAGCAGCCGATGCGCCCTCAGCACCTATCGAACAAATAGAGAAGAAAATCCAAAAACGAACAAAGAAAGTGAAAGCATCAGATAGCACTGAAGCCGCTGGAGCCGCTGAAGCCGCTGAAGAACCACCAGCCAAACCCAAGCGTCAAACGAAGAAGAAAACCGACTTATAAACATTTTCCTAATAAATATAATCTAATATGTTTAAAAAATCGCCAAAGAATTGTTTTAAACCTGTATTACCATCATCCTATTCATCTTTCGGATCATGTTCTGAGTATGAACATGCTAATGCGATATCTACCACCGCAGTAGCAGCAGCCGCCGCCGGCACCGAAACTCATAAATCAAATAACGGTCCAATATTGTCCTACTTTAATTATTTTTTATTACCACAAGTCGATATACTCGTAAGCCAGACTCAGACGCAGACTCAGACTCAGACTCAGACTAGTCAATATACTCCGCTAGAAATACGTATTACGCGTAATGATAATGAAACCGACAATCCAGTGTATATATCCTCGTCGATTTATGCGCATTTATGCGATATTAAGGAGCAGATTGAAAAATACCAAGATACGTGGGATAATATTAAAAAATTCACGAATCCATATGAGTATATTCATTCAAACATCACAGGAAATAAAACAAATATCAGTAAATTGCGACCATTATCGCGGTCGTTTTACAAGATGATTGAAATCATTAAAAATAATAACATTCTTTCACGATATCAGCATACAATCAGTCAAAGGCCGGAATATAAGATGGGAATAAAAACGTTTCACCTTGCGGAAGGCCCCGGCGGATTTATAGAAGCAATATCATATTTACGCGGATTAGAATATCAGAGGCAGATGATCATGATGCGTGAAGGCGCGTATTCGTCAGATCCGGTGGATACTACGAGATCTGGTGAGAATGATACGAATGCTACGTCTTCGTCGTCACCGCCATCGATACAAATTCTCAAACGAAATACAGACTTTCATGACGAATATATGAAAGAGCAAGAATATTTAAAACTGACACGTCGTATATTCGATAATCAAAAACCGGCCGTAGGAGGGGCATCGGCTGCCGTCTATGGAAACGACCGTTATTATGGCATGACCCTCGTGAATGACGACCCGATATGTCCGGGGTGGAAAAAGACCCGCGCATTTCTTGAAAGTCATCCAAATGTTATTATTGAGAATGGTGCGGATAAGACAGGCAACTTGATTTCTTTGGAGAATTTCCTGTATTGTGCTGAAAAATATAAAAACAAGATGGATATCGTTACTGCTGATGGAGGGTTTGATTTCTCGGTGGATTTTAATCATCAAGAAACTATGGCGACGCAATTAATATTGTGCGAAGTATTTTATGCGCTTGCGATACAAAAACCGGGTGGGTCGTTTATATTAAAAATATTTGATGTATTTCATAAGGCTACCGTCGATATATTATATATTTTGAGTTATTACTATGACAACGTATCTATTATGAAACCATATACAAGCCGAATCGCCAACTCCGAAAAATATGTCATCTGTCAAGGATTTAAGATAAACGACTCTACCCAAATTATACAGCAATTTGCGAGTATATTTGATTCCATGAAAAAATCATCGAGCAGCGCCGAGGGCGCCGAGGGCGCCGAGAGCGCCGAGGGTTCCGACGGCTGCGGTGTCGTATTATCTTCTTTACTGCCATTCGAACATGACCTGTATTTTTTGAATAAGATAGAAGACATGAATGCGATGGTAAGTTTTCAACAAATTGAAAATATCACATCCACGTTGTCAATCATTACAAACCATAGAAATTCGGAGAAACTCGAGCAGTATAAACGCGCAAATGTGAATAAATGTATATCGTGGTGTGAGAAATACGAAATACCTCATAATGCGAATCATGCGTGTTTTCAATCGACGAATATATTTCTTCACAAATCGATACCGGCGGCGGCAACGGCGGCGGCAGGTGTGTAACCAATAAAAACGGTCTAAATATATATCATAATGTATGGTAATATACAAACCATGCAGAGTACTTTACAATTCATCGCGGGGCAACTTAAAAAACCGCGCGAACGATTTGAGACGATATTGGAACCGCTTCAATCGCTGCTTCAAATCGGATTTCTCGCGTTTTATCCGATTGGGAGTAAATTAGCGATTCACAATAATATACTCACGGTTCAAGAACCCGGATATACGCAAAATATGCGGCGGTGGTATAATAATGACAAAAAGGAGGATGTGTTTTATTTGTATAATGTATTCTCTCGGTTTAATAAATTCTATAAGACTGTGCTTACCAGCGGCGGCAGCGGCAGCAGCGGCGAAAACGCGGCATTATTCGCACTACTGAATGAACTTGCGAAGACAGGCATCAATAATTTGACGCGGACATATAATCATTCGGATAAGATTCATATTCTTCATACGCTTCAGATGTATAAAGGGATGCTGGATAATCCAGAGTTGGTGCGGCGGTTGGCGAAAACGGATGACGGCGCGGGTGTGGTCGCGAGCGCAGCCGTCGATGATGACGCAGATTCTGAAAACGATTTGCAGCGTCAGTTTCCATTGAAGCGCATCAGTTCATCGCCACCATTGAGGCCAATTGCGTCGACTACGACGACGAGCATCCCAATCGATAGTCTGGTTGATAATAATATCGACACGATATTCGTGAAAATAACGGATTTGTATTCACAGGAGGATTATACGATTATTTACCACACACTTATTAAAATACAATCCGATCCGCAGT